CCATTATTTGCCAGTTGGATAACAACGCCCCGGTACACAGCATATGAGTAGATCATGGCACACATAAGAACACAGTTTCCCAAACTTGTATTCATGTCGCCACTCATACGCACACCAGTGGTACGATATTTAAGCCAGCCATCAAGGGTATTTCCACTACATCTGTTGTCTAACTGTTGGGAACACAGATTCTGCAACTCTACCTTGTCTTGCTTACGCCAAAAACAGGAGTTGTAAATCATATGCTCATATTGGAGCGCGGAACGAGAGACATGTTGGTCAAATCTCTCTGCATCCAAACCAACAGCAACAGGATCTTTAAAGGAATCCCACTTGGTAAACATGAGCCGGCCGCTATCGACGGCATTCAACCCTTTCATAACTGTACGAGAACCATAGACTTCACCTATCGCATCAAAAATCCTCTCCTCAATCGGTCGAATAAAACGACCGAAAGCAACGTTAAAACGGGGTGATCTAGGGGAGACCACCCGTGGCACAGCATCCGGTTTGGCAGTACTATTGAACTTCTCAAACTTTACGAACACCTTGACATTACTATCCTTAAGTGTCAATGGCTTCCTATCCAATGACTCTAATGCTCCTTCATACACCACTCGCTTGCGGCCCCGGTAAGTGTCAACAAATTGACGCTCACTAATCGGAACGGTAGAGGGCAAATGGCGCTTAATGGCGACTGTAAAGCCAGCCAGAGCAGCAAAGAAATGTCCGCAACTCTGAGGTCGGAGCGGTTCAACAAAAACGCCATCGCGTTTCACAAAGAACACACGCTCCAACACAGCACGAGTTAACGCAGTGATAACATTATTGTGAGTAAGGAAAACAACCGGTGGAGAGACACCAGCTATGGTAGTAGTTTTCCGCTCTTTCGGGGTCCCGAGAACTCTATGTACCTCCAGATTGGTGTGGCCAGGGACCTTGCTAGGCAAGCAATCCACACCAGGTACAGGTCTCGGGCACCCCTAGCCACTAGCAGCGCGACTGGGGGAAGATGATCCCCAGTCCCACCACTTAGTGGCATATTCCCTTTGACGCTGGATTTTGGCAGCAGCAACCTTCATTTGCTGACACTCAACCTCAACAGCATCAGGGATAAACACAAGAATCAAGGCAAG